GTCGCTTTCCATCCTCGGGTTTTTCACTCTGTTATTCCTCGTCTTAATGGTCGTATCTGTCTAGTACCGGGCAATCATGAGCCGCCGAAGATGAGGAAGTATTTCGATCTCTTCGATGACGTCCGAGGATATGTAGTGAAGAAGGGGTATATTATGTCCCACATTCCTATCCATCCCGGTAGTCTATCTCGATGGAGTCTTAATATTCATGGGCATCTCCATGCTAACAATGTCACTATTGAAAATACTCGTGGTGAAATTGATTATCGATATTTCAATGCCAGTATGGAGCAGATTAATTTTACTCCTAAACTTCTAGATGACATCCTTAAGGAGAGAGATATTACGTGACGTACTATACTCATATCAATCGAAACATTATAGACAGTAACAGGAAAAATGGGACTAATGATCCTGCCGTCCGATATCAGAAAGGTAAGTATGGAAAACCGACTTATGCGTTTGAGGTTGAACTTCCTGCAAAGTCTAGGGTTGTCTATCGTCCTCATGGTGACCCTATTCTCCCTTGCGGTGCTCGTCTTGTAATTGAAACCGAAGAGGAACCAGTAGTAGTTGTCTAATTTCATTAAAGGTCAAGAGAAATGCCCGAAATGTGACAAAGACAATCTCGCTATTTACGACGATCACGTCCATTGTTTTACATTCGGGTGCGAATATCATAAGTTCAATAACGAGAAGGAGAGTAAAATCTCACAGAAAATTCCAGTAGAGGATAGGCCTCTGACGTCCCTTCCGTTGAAGGAGATGCCAGCACTCAAGGCCCGTGGGCTTGATAGTTCCACGATTAATAAGTATAAAGTCACAGTCAATCTCAATCCTGATAGCAATATCGAGGCTGTATTCCCTAGGTTTAATGACGAATGTGAACACATTGCTAATCAGGTTAGAATGGATGACAAAAAGTTTCGCTGTGAAGGTGATATCAAGGGCGCTAGTCTTTTTGGTCAGAACCTATTCCCTCTCGGTGGGCGCAGTATCACTATTACGGAGGGTTATTATGACACGCTGGCTGCTTTCCAACTTACTGGTTCCCGTTACCCTAATGTTGGAGTCATGTCGGCTTCCACTGCGAAACGAGAAGTTGTCGATAACTTTGAGTACATCAACTCATTTGGAGAGATCATTGTCAACTTCGACAGCGACGAACCCGGAATAAAGGCAGCTAAGGAGGTTGCTCAACTCTTCGAACCCGGCAAGGTCCGCATCCTAAAGCTTGACAGAAAGAAGGATGCCAATGATTATCTAATGGCGGGTTTGGTAAAAGAGTACATCAACGAATGGCACCGGGCACCGGTGTACATGCCTGATGGTCTCCAGCTTGGTAATGATCCCGCTCTTCTGACAGAGATTATCAAGTACAAAGAACCACGTAGCATTCCGTATCCTTGGCGAGGGCTGAACTACAAGACATATGGTATCCGTACTTCTGAGCTTGTCCTTCTCACAGCTGATACCGGTGTAGGTAAGACGAGTATTATGAAGGAGATCGAATACACCCTTCTAACTCACCCAGAGTTGGTTGAAGAAGGTGTCGGCGTAGGCTTTCTCCATCTCGAAGAGCCTAAGCGTGATCTCGCTCTCGGGCTTATGTCTATCCATAAGAATAAGCCGTATCACTTTCCTGACGTCGAACGTACAGAAGCGGAGCTAACCGATGCTTATAATGCTGTCCTTAATACTGAGCGTGTTGTTATTTGGGACCACTTTGGTAGTAATGACATCGATGTTGTTCTTGCAAAAATTCGACATATGGCGGCCCTCGGTTGCCGTTATATCATGGTGGACCATCTCTCTATTATTGTCAGCGATCATTCTGGTGATGAGCGGAAACAGCTTGATGAGATAAGCACTAAGATTAAGACTCTGACGATGAATCTCGATATTGCTGTCTTCTGTGTCATTCATATTAATAGGCAGGGTCAAGTACGTGGTTCGGCAGGACCGGAGCAGGTTGCCAATATCATCATCCGTCTTGAACGCGATAAAAAAGAAATGAACGAGTGGCGGCGAAACGTCACCAAACTCTCTGTTGAGAAGAACCGTAAGTATGGCCGAACCGGCCCCGCTTCATGGCTTTTTTATAACGAGATCACTGGTCGTCTAGAGGAACTAGATGACGATATGGTCCAACAGTATGAGATAGGTGGGTCTCTAGCTGGTCATGAGTTTGCAGCATATGACCAGTAAGGAGAGAGGATGGAAAAGCGAACACTAGAGGGTCTGAAAAGAAAAAGAGAGTATTCTAAACTTTGGATGAAGAGACAATCTCCAGAGAAACGACTAATCTATTCTGCTCGTGCTAGGGCTAAAAGGAAAGAGATAGAATTTTCTATATCAGAAGAAGATATCACGGTTCCTGACGTATGTCCCATTTTAGGTATACCTTTGGTTGTTGGTTCAGGACGACAATCTTACAATAGTCCGTCTATTGACAGGAAAAATAATAATAAAGGATATGTCAAAGGCAATGTGGGGGTTATTTCTCTTAAAGCGAATGCCTTGAAGAACGATATGTCTGTAGAACAAATCGAAAGGTTGCACAGATATGTACTTGGATTGGCGTGAAAGAGATGTCTTCGTAATCGACATCGAGGCCGACAGCCTAGACCCTTATATCATCTGGGTCATGTGCTGGCGTAATGTCCAGACGAAGGAAGTAGGAGAATGTATCGGTCATGACGCGATTATTCGATTCTTTGAAGAGAATTCTGGTGCCCTTTTTGTGGGGCATAACATTCTTAAGTTTGATGCTCCAGTTCTGGTTCGCCTTTGCGGAGCCAAGCTTAATGTTGGTAACTGCATCGATACTCTTGTTTTGTCTCAGTTGTATTCACCTTCTATCTCCGGCGGACATTCGCTCGACGCATGGGGCGACCGTCTTGGTAAGCCGAAGATTGAATTCAACGACTTCTCCCGACTAACAGATGAGATGATTGAATACTGCCATCAGGATGTAGCCATCACGGCTGAATTGTTTGTCAGACTCATGAAGACTCTTAGTCGTATTGGTTTCTCCGAGACATCGATCATGATCCAACACCGGATCACGGTCATCATTGATAGACAACATCGAAACGGGTTCTATTTCGACGGATTGAGGGCGATAGAGTTTTATCAACAGCTTCGCCGTCGCGAAGAAGAACTCGCAGAGGAGATTCATAATGCATTCCCACCTAAACTTGAACGACTCGCAACTTATAAACGAGCTTTCAAACAAGATGGAACAGATTCTGCTCAGCTCATTAGGCATCGTGAAACGTATGAGAGCGTCATCGTCAATGACGACGGAAGCTATGACGTATTTGGACGAACACCTTTCAACATTGGAAGCCCTAAGCAACGAGTTGAGAAACTTCAAGCCCTAGGGTGGGTGCCTCAAGAGTTTACTGAGAAGGGTGGTGCCAAACCATTCGATAAAGGTAAACTTTCTCCTTCTCTCGAACGATTTCTCGAAGAGAATGACGTACCCGAAGTCCATCTCATTGCGAAGTGGATGAGCGTCAATGGCCGTGGTAACATGGTCAATACTTGGTTGGAGAACTGGAATGAAGATGACAGTTGTATACACGGTAAGCTTTTCGTGGCCGATACCCTTCGATTTCGACATCAAGCGCCTAATACAGCAAACATCCCAGCAGTTCGGGTCGGTAAAGATGGTGTCGTCCTATTGGGTGAAGACGGATACTACACATATGAGGCTAGAGATTTGTGGTGTGCACGCCCTGACAGAGTTCTTGTCGGGACTGACGCCGCTGGCCTCGAACTTCGAATGCTTGCCCACTATCTCAATAGAGACGAGTTTACGAAGCAGGTAATTGAGGGTGATCCACATCAGTACAACGCCGATATCGTAGGTATCTCTCGTCCTCAAGCTAAGACATTGATCTATGCTATTATGTATGGTGCCGGTGATGTCAAGATTGCTCGTACCCTTGGTCTTCCTGTTCTTATGAAGAAGAATCGTAAGGGTGAAGTATACGAGGTATCACCCGAGGGCGGCAAGATCAAGAACATGTTTCTCGAACGACTCGGTATCAAAGAGCTGATGGAAGAAGCAAAAGAGGAGCAAAAGAATGGAAGAGTCTCTCTCTGCGACGGAAGTTGGGTGGTCTGTCCAAGTCCGCACGCAGCCCTTAACTACAAGCTTCAAGGTGGTGGTGCCCGAGTCATGGCGATGGGGGCTGTCATACTTGAAGGCAATATTCGACGTCTTGGACTCGACAGCCTCAAGGTGGGAGATATTCACGATGAATGGCAATACGACGTTCATCCTGATGACGCCTCAACTCACTCGGAAGAAAGCGTACAAGCTATTCGTGATGCTGGAGAACGCCTTGACCTCAACGTACCTCTCGATGGAACAGCAAAGGAAGGATTGACATGGGCGGAGACACACTAAGTTCTGAGGAAGCAGCCATATATTCTCGTAATCTTGAGAAAGTTGATTGGAAGCTACCCGGAATGGAGAAATTCCACGAACATCAAATCAAGACTTTGAAACGATCAATCGAGATAGGCACAATCGTAAATTCTATTCATTCTTTAGGTTGGTCTTTATGGCCTACTAAAAATGAAGGATATTACGACGAGCACTGGCTTCGGACTATCGCAGATTTCATCGAGATACAGAACAAACCGTTTTGGGATGAGTATGAAAAATATTGTGAAGAACAACACCAGAGAGACGAAGAGAATAATGTCGAAGATGATGACTTTTTTACTTGACAAATGACCATAAACATGGTATAATTAGGTATAAGGTAGGGATAGTATGGGTGAATATGCAGATGATGCTGTAATGTCAGCTATGGATGATTGGTTATATGACCTAAATGATCCTTACTATTATGAAGTACCTTATCACAGAAAAAGGAAAAAGAAAATAATGGCAGAATATACAACTGTATTTGTTGAAGGCCGAGTCTATTGGGCCAAGATTATTGGTAACAAGGCCCTCCACGACAACTACGACGGCGACGCCCGAGAGTGGTCGTATGACTTCGTCCCCGACGATACCAAGTTCCTTAAGGATCATCGTCTTCTCGACCGACTGAAGGAGGCTAAGGACCCGATTCCTGATGACTACCTCCGTCTGAAGAAGCCGGAATTCACCAAGGACGGTGACAAGAATGATCCCATCAAGGTTATCGATAGTGATAACGAGCCTTGGGATAATCGTCTTCTCGGTAATGGTACTCGTGTCGTAGCCAAGCTAACGATTGTCGATTGGGGTAAGGGTAAGAAGCAGTCTATCTGGACTGATTGTCTCCGTGTCGAAGACCTAGTTGCTTATGAAGGCAACGGTGATCGAGGTGGCGATCCTTTCTCGGATTATAAGCCGTCAGCTAAGTCTGCGAAGGCCGCCAAGGGTAGTAGCAAGCGCGCTGCTCAGGAGCTTGATCTCGACGACGACGTCCCGTTCTAATTGAAGACGACTCCCTTTGACATCGAACGGATGAGAAACATGTCATGAATGGTAAGATACCCCGAGGTCCAACCAACGGTACGTCCGGTTGCGGGAGGGCTTACCGCCTTTAAGGAATATTATGCCCAGATTTCCACTCGTTGCCACAGTTCAAAGAGTGGTGACAGATACTATTACTCTTATTGTTGAAGCAGATAACGAATTCGAGGCTTTTGTTAAAGCTGAGGATGTATTAGAAAGCTTTCCGGAAAACCACATCATTGATGGAGTTCCTTATTGTTACATAGAGGACAGAGAATATAACGATAACACAGTCCTCAAGATTGAAATTCAGGAAGAATATGGAGCCGGATAAATACAAGAAACTGGAAGACTTGCCCGATGATATCTATCGACTCTTTGACCCTGATGTCGAACATGTTTGTGACGAAAAGAACCTCAACGATTTCGCAGCCAATCTTATTGAAGCACTTAAGGTCCGGCTTTCTAAATATACTCCGCCGCAATCTCCTCTAAGATTCTCTTCTCTGGGTAAGCCAGATCGTCAAATCTGGTATGACGCCCACCCTGAAGGAACTAAAGAAAAACTAGTACCGAAGACGTACATCAAGTTCCTTTATGGGGATGTTATTGAACAATTACTTCTCTTCCTAGCTAAGGAGGCTGGACACAGTGTCGAACAAGAACAGGCAGAAGTTGAAGTCCTCGGTATCAAGGGGCACATTGACGCGATCATTGATGGTGTCGTGGTGGATGTCAAATCAGCAAGCCCTTTCGGATATAAAAAGTTTGAGGACAGGACCGTCACCGAGGACGATCCGTTCGGTTATGTCGCCCAACTCTCGGGGTATGCTTCAGTTCTAACCCCCGGTGAAGGAGCGGCATGGCTTGCTAATGATAAGGTTGCGGGAGACATTTGTATCTCACCCCTCTCGTCTATAGTCATTAAGCACCATGCCCCTGAAGAAAGAATTGAATACCTGAAGAAAGTAATCGATAGTGAAACTCCTCCAGACCTTTGTTACCAACCTATTCCTGACGGTAAGTCTGGTAATATGCGGCTACCTACTGGTTGCTCTTATTGTGGTTGGAAGCATCGTTGCTATCCCGATCTACGCACTTTTATATACTCGACAGGCCCTCGTTTCCTTAC